CACGAGAGTGGTGTCGTCCTCGTCGAACACGAAGGTGTGGATGGTGCGGACGTCCTCGCCGAGCTTCCGCCACGTGTTGATGTCGGCCTTGATGATCTTGGTGCCGACCATCCAGATCTCGGCCTCGACGTCATCCGACATCTTGTCGCTGGGCACCTCGGCGCCCGCGCGCTTCAGGTCCTTGGCGCTGATTGTCCCGTAATAGCAGATCACCTCGTACCTGCTGCCACCCGGCTTGGCCGACCGCTCCTCGCCTGCAGCGATGTCCCGCAGGGAGTTCTCGAAGTTCTCCGGCTTGTAGTTGCCGTCCGAATGATGCTTGATCGCAGCCTTGACCTGATCCTCGAAGAAGTCCTCCCGCCGCCCCAGCTCGCGCAGCTGGGCCCGCGTCAGGATCTTGCGCACCCAGTACCCCTCCATGTCTGCGAAACTCTTGGCGTTCATATCCGGATAGAAATCCCAGACCGAGATGAAGTCGAACGACGGGCGGTAGGTGGTCTGCTCGCGCACGCGCGGCCTGCCTCCGTCGACGTCCCACGTCGTGATGGTCGTCGGCTGCGCGAATGGTCCGTGCAGGAAGCCGGGGCCGTACATGATCCCGGACCGCAGGACCGACCGCACCAGTGCGATGTAGTCGGGGTTGTGATCCCCACCCATCTCCGCGAGCTGATCCTCGATCTCGATCTCAAGCTCCCGGGCCCGCTCTTCTGCGATCTCCTGCACCGCGGCGCGGACCGTGGCCGCTGTGACCTGCGGCTTGGGCGGACCCTGCATGGGCGGCATACCTGCAGCCGGGCCGGGCTGCCCCTCGGGAGGAGCCGCCTGACCTTGCCCGGGCTCGCCCTCGGGCGCGACCGCCGCGTCCAGCTGCGCGATCTCTTGCAGCTTCTTCATGACGTCTTCAGGGGTGATGTCCGCGGACGGGGTCGCCTTGATCTCCCAGTTCTTCTCGTTGCCCGGGAACATCAGGTTCATGATCCGCGCGAGCGTCAGAAGCACCTTCACCCGCGTGATGCGGGGATAAGCTCGTGACATGTTGGGAGGTAGTTTCTGCTCGATCTCCGGGTCGTACTTGCCTGCGAACTGACGGAGGTTCTTGATCCAGTTGTGCTCGGCGTTCTGCCGGTCCTTCTTGTATTCTTCGAACGTTTCTCGAAGTTTGGCGCCGATGACAGCCATCTCGGCCGGGTTGAGCGTGCGAACCGGGACGTCCTCGCCGGGGGCCGCATCCACTGTCACGGGTGGCAGCTTGGGGTTCATCTGGTTCATAGCCGTGGCCTCACGTGAAATGGTAGATGTTCTGGGCGCGCTGGACCGTGCCTGTGGAGCGCTTTTTCCGCCTTATCTCACGTTGGCCCTCACGATGGAAGTACCGAGCCAGATACCCCCCGGCGTCACCGGGATGAGAGTACGGGTTTTTCTTATCCGGCTCGGGTGACCTCTGGTTACCAGTTTTCGGGTCCAGCGCATAGCGCCAGCCGCCCCTCAGCGCCCGCAGGAAGACCGGGCACGCCTGCTGGTCGACGACGAATGCAGGCTCCGACCCCACGATCCGGGTCATATAGTGCTCCAGTGCGTCGATCCTGAGGGACAGCCGGTTGTTGCTTTCGACGGAGATGTCGAAACTCTTGCGCAAGACCTCCAGCACGGTCTGCTCGTCCGCGTTGTTGCGGTAACTCGATGCCGGGTCGGGCGCGATCACGAACTGTGCATCCGGAAATTTCGCCCTGAGGAACGGCTTGAGCCGCTCGTCGACGAGGCGCCGCGCCCCCATGTTCTTCTGCACCAGCTCCCCGAGCACCCGAAGCCGCCCGTCGAGGGTCTGCTGGCCGAATATGAAGGCCGAACCGCCCAGCCCGGGGTCAAATCCGGCCACAAGCGGCAGCATCGGGTCGAAAATGAGCCGATGGGCGCTCACGTGCATCTCCGGGTCGAAGCTCGGGATCACCGGCTGACCGATCACTGAGAAGCCCCATCTGGCCTCAAGGAACTGCGCGACGTAGGCTTTCGACTTCCCGATGGCCTGATTGGTATAGTATTCCCGCCCGCCGGGCAGGTTCTCGAGGTTCTCCGCGTCCGGTGAGAAGCCCGAGGGCTGCAAGAAGTACTCCGCGTTGCCCGGCAGGTCCTTGTGCAGGAAGTCGAACCACCAGTTGTCCTCGGTGGAGGGGTTGCTGGACGCCCACATGCCCCAGTTGGTCGCCCCGCCATCCTTGGCCGAGGGGTACCGGCCGAGACGTGAGGACAATGCGTCGATGATGGCCTGCGGGATCTCCACGAACTCGTCGATGATCGCGAACGTGATCTCAAGGGACAGGACGCGCGCGATGTCCGCCGGGGTGTCGAGCGCCCTGAAGAGCACCTCGCACTCGACGTCGTCGAACCGCAGCGTGAACTTCTTCTCGGTCTCTTTCCACGTCCCGGCCTGACCGTCCTTGAACCAGTAATCCCACGATTTGAGCGTGGTGTCCTTGAGCTGAGGCAACGTGTTCCGCACGACGACCGCCCGCGACCGCCTGATCCCGTCCTTGGACGGTTGCTGCATCTTGGCCATGGCGATGAGCTTGAAGAAGATGCCTGTCGTCTTGCCCGAACCGACCGGCCCGACGATGAACGAGTAGAAGAGCTCGCCCTTGCGGTGATGCCGGATGAAATTCTTGATGGTCCGCGGCGGCGTGTAGGTGATTTGCTCGTGCGTCATGGGTCCCTTACAGGTTCACAGTGATGCTGAAGGTTGGCTTGTCAGCACCGTCTCCGCCTTGATCCTTGCTGGCGTCCAGCCCGGCCACACGGACCGTGAACTTGATCAGATCTGCGCGGACCGTCGCCGGCAAGGCCGCGTTGTGGATCATCCCCCACGAGGTTTTGAGCAGCTCGTCGGACTGGATCATGGCCTTCAGCTTGAAGCTCATGCCCTCCCTGCGCACCAGCTCCCGGGCCCGCTTCATGTCTTCGATGAAGGTGGGGTTCCGGCACAGGGTTTCGAACTCGGGCTTCGAGATGCCGTAGGCTTCGCAGATCTTCTTGGGGGTCGCGATGCGCAGCGCCAGCTCCAGCGGCAGCGTCGCGGGGTAGCCGAGGTCGAGCTCTGGGTCGATGGTTGCGACGGCGTTCATGTCAGACCTTCATGTACGTGTTATGACCGAATGTACGTGCGATGAGCGCTGTTGTCTATATCTGAGTAGCTCCTATCACTCATGGTGGTTTTCTGGGGCCCGGTTCGAGCGGCGAAAACAGGTCGGGGCGGCCGGGGGAGGGAGTTGCGAGGGTTTGAGGAGTTTTAAAATCTTGAAAATCTAATTTGGGGAAATTTTCGTTGCGGGTGTGAGCAACACCCGAACGGCCCCATGGTGGTTTTAAACGAAACCCCCCGGGTGGGGGTCGGCGTCAGAAATAAGGATGCTTACTGGATATGGGCGGCACGGGCCCGGCGGGGCGGGGGGATGCGCGCCACGCAACGCCGCGCTGCAGGGGCGAGGCATGGCGCGGAAATGCGATATATCGCGGCGATATATCGAGATGCGAAACAATGCGCGAAGATTGTTTCCGTCGCACTGGTGCGCAAGGCCTTGCAAGTTGCGAAGATATGATTAGGTTGATTGTCACCGGACGGCGCGGTGCCGCCCGGCATGACAAAGGACTAAACACAATGGCTAAGAAAACGTACACGATTGACGCGGGCACTCTCACCAAATTCGCCAATGCTGGCTTCGCTGGCGAAAAGCAATTTGAGAAAGAGGTGGCGCTGATCAAATCCGCAGCCGTCAAGGGCGTACTTCCCCCGGAATATTCGCTCGCATTCCGCGCTGGCGTGGTCTGCGCCAAGGCGGAGCTGGCCAACACGAAAGCCAATCGCGCCTTGGTCACGACCACGGAAGGCCGGAAAAAGTATTCGTCCTTCTGGTCTCTCGCGGGTAATCGTCTGAAGCTTCGCGTCGCCGAAGCCGGGATCACGAACGGGAACAAGGCGGGCCGCAAGCGGGGCACCAAGGTGACGCCGCCCGCATCCACCACGCAGGATGGCCCGACGCTGCAGGAAAGCGCAGCCAACGCGTCCATGCCCAAGACGGCAACGCCCGCCGTGCCGACGCTGGTCAACGCGGGCGAAGTGATGGCCTATCTCGAGAGCAAGGTGGCGCAGATGCGCGCGGCGCAGAAGAAAAACGCGAAACACTTCACGCTGAAACAGAAGGCCGCGCTGGACGCCTTCGCCGAGGCGATCAAAGGCGAGTGAGCCAAACCTGAAAAGCTAACA